GATATTCATCGTGTGTTTCAAAGTAGTGTGGAAGTGCATCTGTGAAAAGGTTGTATGCTATCTTTTCCCGTTCCATAGTATTATCCTTTAGAAGTACTTATCCAGGTTATCAAACCTTGTGTATTGACCTTCCCAATGCAGTTTTACAACCCCCGTAGGGCCGCTTCGTTGCTTGGCAACAATGACCTCCGCAACGTTGTTTGGCGTCTCGTTCGGATGGTAGTAATCATCACGATAAAGGAACATGATTGTATCTGCATCCTGTTCGATGCCTCCGGATTCCCTCAGATCCGATAACACAGGCCGTTTGTCTGCTCTCGCATCCAGATTTCTGTTTAGCTGTGCCAACGATATCACGGGGATTTGCAGCTCTTTTGATATTGCTTTTAACCCCCTGGATATATCTGCAATTTCCTGCTCACGGCTATTGATTGTCTTCTTTATCGAACGCATGTATTGCAGATAGTCGATGATTATTAATCCGACATTCTTCTTATTCTTTAGCTGTTTGGCTCTGTCCAGGAATGTGTCTATATCCAGTGCAGGTGTCTCATCGATGTACACCTTTGAATTTGAATACTTTGCGCCGAAATCTAAAACCCTTGTCCATTCACCATCTGACAATTTGCCGGTTTTCATTGCGTCACCATTGATCAACACTTTACTTGATATGACTCGTTTGACAAGCTCGCTCGCAGTCATTTCGAGGGAGAAAAAAGCCGTGGGGACATCCTGCTTGAATACTGAGTTCACGAGTATATTCAATCCGAAAGCCGTTTTTCCCATCGCCGGACGTGCAGCGATGATTGTCAGTGTTCCGGGCTTGAACCCTACAATCATCTTGTCAAGGTCAATAAACCCTGATGTGACTGTTAGTTCATCGTTGCTATTTCGAAGTGAGGCAATGACATCGTTTATTGCCTTATCGAATGGCACATAGAATGATTCCGCTCTGCCATCGCCAATCTTTTCAAGCTCGTTTTTTAGCGTTGATATATATGCATAGACATCGCCGTTTTGACCGGATGCAGCCAACTTTGCAGAATCACCAAGGCTTTCGAGTGTTCGCATTGCTGCATACTTTTTCATCGACTTTGCGAACTGCTCAACCAATGATGCAGATGGGCATGTTTCCGTTGCACGCGTCAGGATTGTCACACCGCCATTGTGATTGAATGACGGTGCATTAATCAGGGCCCCAAGCATCGATGCAAGGTTGATTCCCTCGCCTCTGTTTGACAGTTCACACGCAGCTCTGAATATTTCACGGTTATACTCTGCATAGAAATCACTATCTGAGATATACTCTTTCGCGATGTCTAATACAGATGGGTCAAGCAGAATTGCGCCAATGATGGATTGTTCTGCTTTGAGCGTTGCCTCAATGACTGGTCTTTCCATGACAGACCTTTAGAATTATGCGCTGAATTTCACGCCAAAAAGTTTATCGAATTGTTCGTAGTACCAGGCTATCTTTTTCTTTCCTTCTTCGGAATTTCTCCAAGCCTCATCGCGTTCCCATTCCTCTGGATCTTTCCCGCAATGTGTATCACGGAATTCCTGCTCTGGCGATTTAGGCTTTGGTATCATTGCCACTTCATCGATTGCTTTCAGTATTTCAGGCAAAGAAGGAATATACCTTGTGTTTTCCATCATGGCATATTTGAACGCCTCCATTACTTTCTCGGATGAATAAGGCTCAAGCATGGAATGCCAGATGTTTGAAACACGCGTCATCTCTGATTCGTCCATCTTTTGAGCCGGGTAGATGGATGATGCAAATTTGAGTAAATCGAAAATTTCTGATTGTGTCATGGTTTAACGTCCTATGGGTTTTGCGAATGCTTTTTTTATAAACTCGGGTACAGGATCTGGCATACCTTCGATATATTTCATGTCGTTCGGATCTTTTACCGCCTTGTGTACCCATCTATTGATTGCGGCATAATCGCTTGCGTACTGTCTGCCAGATTGCTTTTTGTAACCAGACAGATATTCGCACATTTTGTTGATTTCGTCGCCAGAGTATCTTTGCTCCAAATCACGGATTTCGGATCTGGATAGATACACATTGTCTGCCATCTTTATCTTTTCCTCTTGCATGGGGATGTTTTGTGGATTTACCGGGTTGTCACTGATAAGCAGGTGATTTTCTGCCATCCATGATGATGCTGAGTAATAACCGTCTTGTTGCCTCAATACATTCTTTTCGACACAAACGGCCCATACAACCTCACAAACTTTTATTGGTGACATAGATATTTGTGCGAACTGTGCAGCATTCACAAATTTGACGTTTTGAGCGCACAAAACAAGCAAACGTGCAAAGACTGCCTCTCGAATATACCCATGTCCATATTTGTTGTTACCTGCATTAAATACAGCCTTCCATGCGTCTGTTTGGTAAATTTTATCTCGCATGACAAAACTTGTACTCATAAAGCCTCCGATGGCGGCAATGGCCGCCAAAGATTAGAATGGTATTTCGTCCGGTGCATCGTGGTTTATTTCAGATCCAAAGGTCTGAGTGCCATCTGAATTGACGGTTTGCTGTGCATCTTTATCTTTGGATTCTGCACTTCGAACGACGTTTGCAATGATGGTTGTGGCTGTCTTTTCGATGCCGTCTTTGCCCTTGTATTTGCTGTATTGGATTGAACCGTTCACCAATATCATTGCACCTTTTTTGACATATTTCTCGCAGTATTCCGCATTCTTTTCGAAGCACACAATTGTGTGCCAGTCTGTATTTAGCTTGCCTGAATAATAGGTGTTCGTAGCCAATGACATGCGGCAAACTTTTTTGCCAGACTGCGAAACTCTGATTTCCGGATCATGCCCGACACGTCCTAATAATGTGCATGAGTTATACATTTTCTTTCTCCTTGCTTTGTTTGTAGAGGTAGTTCGCCAAGGCTGATTTCTCGGCATCTGATAGTTTTTCGGGAGACCTTATGTCATCCGTTTTAAGGATGTCTGCATAAGATTTTAGAATGGAATCTTTTGTCTCGCCGGCTTCCATTCGTTTTGTTAAATCCTGCAAAAGAAATGGAAGTGGATCGCGCTTCTTTTGCTCCGTTTTGAGAGGCGGTTCTGGCCTTTGCGGTTCTCTTTTCTGAATGTTGTTTAAGTTGCCGTCTATATCCTCATCGGCTGCCACACCAAAGATTGAACTGAGAGCATAACGTCTGTAATACGTTATTGACGCCCCGACTTTCTGAGTATCGTTTGCTTTGCCCTGCAATTCGGTGTCTGTCATTTCGATGGTGTCTTCAAGCCATTCACCAGACGAATGGAACACTCTCGTTGTGAGTGTCGATGTGTGTTCCTTCCTCGTTGGCATCTGCGTGAACCAAACCCCGTGCTTTGGCAGCACGCTTCGAAGCATGTCAATCAGGCTGTCAAGGGTTGCGTATTTGTAACCATACGCCTGCTTCGATTTGCTTATTGATTGTATTTCAGGTGCGCATTCAATCAAAGCTGCAAACAGATTGCTTGTGCCTTCAGATGTAATCATAGTGACCTCCTATATACTCAGTTGGCTATCAATTGTAACCCTCTCAATGACTCGAAATTGTTGCTCTGTGCAGTTCTGTCTCAGATAGTAGAATCTGTTGATTGCCTCACAATCTGATTCATAGAATTGGAAATCATTCCACTCGTTGTCATTCCCCAGACATTGCACGACAAATTCAGTAACCCGTTCGATCTCGTTCATTATTATTCTCCTCATTGCAGTTTATGTATTTGTCACCAAGATTGTCTACTGTCACTTTACCACCACACAAATCCATGTATGGGCATGCACCGAATTTCAGGCAATTACCTGTGCATTTGTAGTATCTGATGGGGTTGTCTATTTCTCTCATGTCATTGAGAACCCACGTCAATTCAGCAATACGAATGCCGTATTCAACAGGTTCGATTGTAATTGTGTCACGTGTGAATGATTCCTCGCTGAATGATGCCTGCATGCGGCTGATGAATTCTTCTTTTGATTCAGCTTCTTTTCGTTTGATTCTGCCAGTCTTTGACGCGGCTTTTCGTGCCTCGAATTCTTCATCTGTTTCGCCCACACTCATGATGTGTTTCGGCTTGCTGATTACATCATAAATGACACCATCGCAGCGGCCATAAACGGTTGTGCATGCTAGGATGTAGATCATCACCTGCCAGTCAATCTTTGCACGGTCAAGGTATGAATCGTTGAGCATACCAGTGGTTTTATGTTCTATGACATAAATCTTTCCATCATGCCGATTCTTTATGATTCCGTCGAAATATCCATGCAGGTGTGATTCTGTGTCATTGCTTTTGGCGAACGGGACATCGAAATAGGTCTCAACGCAAAGCACATCGAAATTCTGCAAATCCTCAAGGAAATACAAATCAATATATGAGTCAATCAGGGCAATGGCTTTGCACTGTGATTCCTCACTGAGTGCATATTCCTCGCAGTATTCACGGACAGCCTGCAAGGCATATTCTCTTGCAATTTCACGTGCGTTGATAGCTCTGTCTGATTCTCTATTACATTCATCTGTATTGGCGATTGAACGAAGAATTGAGGCCAAACCACGATGCACAGCTGAACCGAAATCTAACGCCTCCGGACGTTCAACAGGCTGAATATTGAGAATCTTTGAATAATAGTATTTCTTTCGACATGAAAGAAATGTGTCAATCTGCGATGCGCTGTACTTGTTAATTTTCATCCCACACCTCCTTAATCCATCCACGAATCATCATCATCGCGGTTATAATCGTCTTCTTCGACAAATTCCCAGAAATCCCAGTTTCCATCATCGAATTGCCGTTGTAGTTCCTCCGCTTCGAACGTTGTCAATTCGTTGTACATAGTGATCTCCCTAACGAATGATTGAACAAATAATGAGTGAGAATAAACCGAAAAGCAGGCAAGCCCAATACTGAACTTTCAATGCTTTATCTGTAAACTCGCCGTTCTCTGAATCCCAAATGCTACAAATAAAATTATGCATAGTACCTCCAAAGGTAGATTGATTTGTGTATGATTGACGGTAGATATACCACGGGCTTGGATTTGCTCAAATAACTATACTTTTAAAACTTTTAAAACAATGAAAGTAACTTCCTCGCTCTCAATGACTTGAGGTGTTACCCGGATGATTTCGACGTATGCGTCACCATCACATGCGTAGACAGACGTTTGTTCAAGGCATCCAAGCGAGAATTTCTTTGCTTCTTCGATGGCGTGCGAACGCGATTTAAAGGTCTCATGCCATGCATGATAGAATCCAGTTCGGGTGCGTCCGATTTTGTACAGTTTCATGATTGTCTCCAAAGGTTGGTTTCAAAAAAAAAGACCGGGATTGAAACCGCCCCTTTGGTTGGCGTCAAACGGCTTTAGCTTGCGCCTGTACATTTCCGTTTGAATCCCGGTCGAATAAAGACTGTTTTTTTATCCAAAGGTCGGTTTCGTTCGTCCGAGGTGTTTCAGGTCTCGAACAACCCCCATTTAAATCATGACCGGATGTTTGTCAAATTTTTATTTTAAGAAAAATGCATCGAGCAAAAACACAAGTGTTTACGCGCCTCTTAGCAACTCTTCATAGTTCCTGTATCGCTGCCATGCATCTTTGTGATAGCGGTATGATTTCTGAATCTTTTCCCCGCCGTTTGGCAGAATCACTTTTTCCTCTACATCTTTCACCGGTGCGATCATTACGTCTTTTGAAAATTCGTGCAGTTTATGCCAGTCAGGTTTATGGCCATATTCACGAATCCATTCAGAGCGCATCATTGCTATTGTCTGCCAATTTTGGCCGCGTCCAACGGCGTCTTTTAGTTTCTCATTCTCGCACCGAAGGTTATTGTTTGAGGCCTGCAAACCACCAACCCTTCCACACATTTCGGCATCCCGGCCTTCAACAAAAAGGTATTTTGTTTGAATTGCGCGATCTCTTTCAGCAATTGCAGCCTGCTTTTCACGGTATTCTTTAGCCCATGCAATTGCAGCCTCCGCAGGATCTGAAAAGTTAGGCAACGAGAGTGAATATTTCCCAGTCTTTCGTATCGAAGGCAATACTTCGTCAAACACCCATGACTCAAATGGTTCACACTTTGGTAAATTGCATTTGGCTAGTATTCGGTAAAGGCCGGGTTCGGAAATTAAGGTATATTCTCGATTTTTAACATCCGACAATTCGTCGGACGTTAAATCGTTAGCTCTCACAACGGTTTTATCCTTGTCGCGGCAAAGTTTGCACATTGCAGATGTGTCGCTGTGTTCGATACAAGCAGCAACATCCTTTGCGACAAACCATGGATCGTTGTTTCTCATAACGACTCGAACCGTTCCGAATCTTTCATTCTGGAATCGTTCGAGAGCGTCAGAAATTGAATTCTGAATTGCGCTTTTTGCTTGATTCATGACCGTTTCTGAACTAATCATATTCACGACCTCCCTTATTGAGGTTGATAGCGCTTTTTTATGTGATGCGCTATTTCTGCCTGCCTCTGTCCCATACTTTGGCAGGCTTTTTTTTTGATTTAAACAAACGATACTAAACGCAACGAACAAAGTTAATCCGAAGGGTATCGTCTTTTCCGATTGCATTTTCTGACATAATCCTGCCAATCCTTTTTGACCCATCCGCGTTCTTTCGCATATGCGCGCATCGCGTCAAGGGTGTCTCTCAGTTTTTGGCAGTCCCCATCCTGCTGCTTTCTCAAGAACCGTCTATTCTCCTCGTAAATGAGCCAGAAGAGGTTTTGTTCCGCTTTCAGCTGAAAAGGGACATAAGGATTTGACCACCAGTCTGATTTTTCGTCCATCGCTTTTCCATCCGCGTTATGATCTTTGGTGTTTAGAAAACGGTATCACACTCGGCGGATCAGATCAACGGCAAACAGCCTGGCGCATGTATTGTCCATATATCATCAATATATTATCAATGTATTGTTTATATATCATCAATATATTGCTCATACATTGCCAATGTATCATTAAATCCAGTAGAATCAAACACTTACGCGAACTCTGTTTCACAAACCCCATCCCCCAACGCGCGTGCGCGTCCTTATTATACTCTCTGAAAGAGAGTAGATCTTATTATCCTATGATCTCAAAATCCTTAAACGACTAGATCTAATCCTTTACTCAATCTTAGCATTTACAAGATATTAAATTCTTTCTTTTTATTATAAAAAAAAAAGAGAATAAAGATATAGTCACTACAATGATCTTAAAATATTTAAATACGCGCGTCATTAATATATGGGTCTGAAATATTCCAAAGATCCCCGTATATCACAGTCACCAAACCGAACACACCCATACACCCTCACAGACCGTTCAAATTTCCATCCTGATGCACAAAACACCCTCTGCCCTCACAAACACCCATTCAACCAAAACCATGCATTAAAACGCAATTTAGAGCCATTTAAACGGGTGTGGTGTTTGAGACAGACAACGGGCTCCTGGAATCATCCCTCACAGACCAGACCAAACTGGATATGCCAACTACTGAATCCAGAATCACACCTGATGCACAAAACAGGGCCCATGCACACAAACACCCGTCTGAAAGGAATCTGCTTCAAAACGCGAATTAGACGCCTTTAAACGTGTGTGTCACAAACACGGGCAATTGCCGAATCAAAAGTGCATATTCGTTGACATACACCGCGAAACGGCTTATGATTCATGTCATACAATCAATAAACTTGAGGTTATGCAATGAATTATGGTTTGCCTTATTGCGGTTCTAAATCCAGAATCGCCGAATGGATAATGGGATTTATACCAAAGTGTGAATGCTTTGTTGATGTCTTTGCCGGTGGGTGTGCAATAACACATGCAGCCATAGAATACCGAAAAGCAAACCGGTATATCGTGAATGATATATCAGGCGTTGCACAACTCTTTGTCGATGCCGTAAACGGAAAATATCACAACGAATCCAGATGGATTAGTCATGAGGATTTCGACAGGCTCAAAGACGAAGATCCATACGTTGCATGTTGTTGGTCTTTTGGAAACCATAAAGAAAAAGGATATTTATATTCACGAGAAATTGAGCCCTACAAAAAAGCATGCCACTATGCCATTGTGTTTGGCGAATGGGAACAACTCGCTCAATTATGCCCTGAAATATGCGAATTTGTAAAACATCGCGTGCAGCTATGCAGGAACCGCCATGACCGAAGGGTTGTATTCGGACAATCAGCAATCATGCAGTTAAAAAGGATTTCTGGTGGCAAAGCAAAACATCCTGTTATCACAAATAATCCATTGTATGCCTCATATTATACAAATACAAGCCTGCAAAGCCTGGAACGCCTGCAAAGTCTGGAAAGACTGGAAAGACTGCAAAGACTGGAAGGACTGGAAGGACTGGAAAGACTGCAAAGACTGGAAGGACTGCAAAGACAAAACAAAGACTATCGAGAATTAGAAATTCCCAAAGATGCATTTATCTATTGTGATCCACCGTACAAGGATTCAGGTTGTGACTACAATGTCGAATTCAATCATGATGAATTCTACAACTGGTGTGCCGATGCTGCCAAAACAAATCAAATACTCATTTCTGAATACAACATCAACGATCCGCGCTTCGAATGTGTAGGCGAGAAAGAAAAGCTCGTTTCGTTGGCATCCACAAAGTCGATGCTGAAAACCGAACGGCTTTACACGGTTAAGAAATAAAAATTCACTTCTTTTGGGATGTTTTTGAGCCAAACATAAATCACACCTTCTTTGACATTACCTTTGCATTGTCCGGATTTATCTGAATATCCTGGCATAATTACACTATTCCAAACATGTTTGTTATTTTATCTTTCATGCCCAAAAATTCACCATCCAGACACATGTTCATGAAATGTTCCGTCCCATAATTTAACGTATAAAAACTCGTTGACGCTTTTATTATTTCGTACATCTCAACCGAACGGTCTTTGTGTACCTTGCATTGTTGCCGCTTGTATGCACACTGATACTGCCCTTTTGCGTGGCAACTCGTATTTTTAATACGATTCCCTATTTTCCGTTTCTTGTTCTTGCATCGGTGCCTGAACATGTTTGTAACAATTTCACCTGCGGTAATCTGCATTGATTGTCCACAATGCGGACATTGGGCGCTGAAAATGTAACTGATAACACCGTTACTCTCTTTCTGAGAAACACCGGTTATTTTTACACCGCATATCTTATAACCAACGAAAGACCGGTAATAGCTAATATCTTTTGGCAGATCACTCAGGCTCTCTTTCTGGATTCTTTTCGGCAAATTCATTGAAAAGCAGAGACGTCCGAGCATGTCACAGCAGCATTTGGATCCCGTGTGCTCAACAAACAGATTCAATGGCAGGTCGTAAAAACATCGGCCACACTCATTGCATCGTACTGAGATCCTTGGCTTACCGCCTATTGCCTTTTTGCACCTTGAAATGACATCATAAGATCCAAAGCGGCAGCCGACATAAAGACTCTGTTGAGGCCTCTCAGGCATTGACGGACGCTCATCCATGAAATATTCCGGCAACGCGGGACGGTTGTATTGTATCGGTTCAGGTTCAACATACGTGAATTTAGATGTTCTCTTTTGACGAGGTTTTCGGGGATATGTTTTTTGGCGACTATTGCAGCTGTCTGAGTATTTATAATTCGTTTCGTCGAAAATGCCGTGCGAGTGCCTCCATGAGATCATTTGTTCGAGGCTGGGTTTGCGAGGGTCAAACAGGCCTTTCCACACAAGACGATCCGGGATCTTGTATTTTTTCTGTATTTCTCTTGCAGTCAACAACTCCCCACGGAACTCATATAAATTTGGATGTTGTCTAGACATAATTCAAATCACTTCATGTAATCCGAAAGCATCCGGTAATAATAGTTTGATTCATCATTCGACAGTAGATATTGGTGCATAAGTTCGACAATATCAGCAGGATACGCACTGACTTGGTTGCCTTTATCATCCCTGACTTTATCTGTTTTGATTCCCTTCGTATTGCAAAGATGACATAGAGCTGTGCCGAGACGGTTCAACACATTGACCTTCTTTGTCCCCCTGACAGGCATCATTGACAATATCTCAAATACCCACGGGATATCCCTGATAATCACACACTTTTGGAATCCGAGACGCTCTTTTAATTCCCCATTCTCTTTTTTCAGTTCCCCATTCTCTTTTTCAAGACGATCCACACGTCTTGTTTCATTCCCCAAACGCCCCATGATTGTTGCCTCTCTTGTTGATGAAATATAACTCCGTTTTCTAATGGCTTCATCGCGTTCCTGTGCCGCTTGATCTATCTGAAGCTGTAAAACCTTTTTCTCCGCCTCACGTTCCTTTTCGATGCGTTCAATTGTGCTATTGGCAGCAATCAAAGCACGTGCAATCAATTCTCCATCTGACATCGGCTTAATATCCTGGTTTACAGAATAATTCCCTGTCTTCCGGATTTGTGGGATAACCTCATGGACAATCCATCTCTTGAATGCTTTTGCTTCCTGCTTTCGGCTTCCCAATACCAGATTATACACACCGCATTCATTCACGATATTTCTGTCCGGCCCACCCTCATTTAAAGAGAGGGTGCTTTTTTCATCGCTGTCAAGACGCATCACCGCCTGAGTAGGATTCCCGATTTCAAGACATTCGCAGACATCCTTCGCCACGAACCATGGCTCGCCATCAATGACAAAACATCGAACCCTGCCAAATTCAGGCTTTTGGAATAAAATCATATTGCTCATATTTACACCTCAATGTTTAACAGTCTCGCATAGTCAAACAAAGGCAACATCGCGGTTATTGGTTTAGCATACTTCATCTCAATGCCATTTGTTACAAGCGAGGGATATTGTTTGCCATTACGACAGAATTGAACCTCACGGACGTTTCCGGGCTTGCATGCAGCCATGAATGATTTAATCATTCTGGATTTGCTCTTAATCCTGGATGATTTGCAGCCTACCAACTCGATGAGATTCCCTTGCGAATCATATTCGCGAAAGCAAATACTCCACATATCCTTTGGCCCTCCATGGAAATAGTTTTGAATACCCATACACCTCTTGTCTAGCCTCACAAACAAAACCCTTGAATAACAAGGTTTATGTGTTATTATATATCACATCTCTGACATAAGAACAAATAAAAGTGCTAACAATGTGCTAACAGGTTGCTAACATAGTGCTAACTTAAACCAAAAATACACCGAAAAATGCTAATCAATGCTAACGAGTGCTAACAATGGCGTTAAAAAAAGATGAAAAACATCTGATTGAATTGATTGTTTCCGGGAAAGATTACCCAGAAGCATATTCAACCGTTTATCCTGACTCCAAAAAGACAAAGCGAACAATCAGTGCGTGCATTTGCCGAATGCTAAAGAGACAGGATATCCAGAAATATAAAGCTGAGTGTGAAAGAAAAATCCAAGAAGAACGAACAAAGATTAAGGATGAAGTTGCCGAAATAATAAGAGAAAAAACCCTCTGGTCAATTCAGGATTCAATCGACGCTCTCAAATTCGTTATAAACGAAGCAAAAGAGGATGCAATTGAAATTAAAAAGAGAAACAAGAACTCTGACAAATATATGCGCGTCATGCCTTCGGCGACTGCAAACCCCATTATTGGAGCAGTCGAACGTTTAAATCACATGTTAGGAATAGAAGGGCAAGACGCAAGCCCCAACAAATTCGAACTCACAAACATGTTTATCGATGCCACCGACTTTAACGAAGATCCAGAGGATTACAAAGCACCGCCAATTCTCGAAGCCAAAACCGGAGAGGATGACGAATGAATGTAATCATGACGAAAAAGTCAAAAGCGAGTGTAAACACATGCGGATGGATGACTGTGTGGGAGGGTGCGATCCGATCCGGTAAAACCGTTGCCTCGATTGTGGCATGGCTTCGTTATGTTGCGCTTTCAAACGAACATATCTTTTTCATGTCCGGCAAAACATACGCATCATTAATCCGCAATGTTATTGACGGGGAATATGGGCTCTTAAACCTGGCACGTGGATTTGTTCGTATGACGAAAGATAGAAGCGGTTCAACGGTGCTATTAATGGATTCGGCAAACGGCGAGAAAAAGATTCATCTTTTCGGAGCGTCCGACGATGCTGCATACATGAGAATCAAAGGCTTGACAGCGGGCGGATGGTATGCGGATGAAGTAGCAACGCACCCGGAATCGTTTATTGTTGAGGCTTTGTCACGAACGGCTGTATCAACCGACAGAAGAATCTTTTGGACATTAAACCCCGCTGTACCATCGCACTACATATACAAACGATTTCTCGACAAGTGGGAATCAGAGAAGTCACCGGGATATATTCGGTTTCATTACACGCTCGCAGACAACCCAGCGATGACGCCGGAACGACGTGCCGAACTGGAAAGCCAGTATTCCGGACGTTACAAGATGATGTACATCTATGGGAAAAGATGTGCAGCCGAAGGCGTGATTTATGATTCTTTCAAACGTGAGATGGTTTATTCACGATTGGAGAATGAAAAGAAATTCACATCTCAATTCATTGCATGCGACTATGGGACAATCAACCCATGCGTATTTCTCGAATGTGCGATAGGCGATGACGGAAAAGTTTATGTACTTCGTGAAAAGAGATGGGACAGCCGCAAAGAAATGCAGCAAAAGACCGATGAGCAATATGTTGAAGACATGGTTTCGTTCGTCGGAGATCCCGGACAATCAGACATTCCGATTATTGTTGACCCGTCTGCGTCTTCGTTTATAACAGCATTAAAGATGCGTGGATATTTTGTTATAAACGGGAAAAATGATGTCCTTCCCGGTATTCGCAGAGTGAGTTCACTTTTTGCGATGGATAAGATTAGAATACATGAATCATGTACAGGATTGATTTCCGAACTTGAACTGTATGTGTGGGATGATAAAGCATCACTTCGAGGCGAGGAAAAGCCGCTCAAAACGAATGACCATGCACCGGATGCATTAAGATATTACTGTATGACAGCATTAACCGCTTACGATATAGCCGAAATGGGGTTGAACAATGAGTAAACCGAAGAAGAAAGAGAACAAGTTATCCATGATGATAAACGATGATGGGAAAACATCGAACGTGGTAGGCGAGGCGATTGCAGCGACAGCCCACAATGATGCATTCTCGAATCCAGGTGCCAGGACGGGATTCGGTATGGAGAATCTAATCAACACTACTGAATACCCGCTGACACGTTTAACACAGGATTGGGGGCTTCTGACAAGCCTCTATCGTTCGTCATGGATTGTGCAGAGGGTTTGTTCAATCATCCCAGAAGATGCGATGACCGATTTATCGATTGACGCACCCGGTCTTGACCAGGATTCACTCGATAGATTGCAGGATTGTATAAATAAGGCAAAGGTTCGTCGTTCCCTTATCGATGCATTGAAATGGGCGAGGCTTTATGGCGGCTCGGCTGCTATTATCATGATTGACGGTCAAGACGATGACCTCGCCAAACCATTGCACATAAACGAGATATTGCCGGGCTCATTCCGTGGTTTGTTCGTTGTTGATAGATGGAGTGGCATTTATCCATCTTTGGAACTTGTATCGAACCGCAAATCGCCCGATTTCGGTTTGCCTCGATGGTATGAAGTGCGTGACGAAGACGGCGTTATGCAGTATCGCGTTCATCATTCTCGTGTACTTCGATTCATCGGGACGGACATGCCCTATTATGAATCAATCGCTGAACAATATTGGGGAACGTCTGCGATTGAGGCTATGTATGATGATTTAGTTAGACGTGATAATGTAACTCACAATATTGCAAACCTGACTTTCAAGGCGTGTTTATCTGTCTACGAAATCGAAGGACTAGACCAAATATTCGCAAGTGCATCCGCACAGGCTCAAAGACGAATGTATTCGATGATTCAAGCAATGAGCGTTCTTGAATCAAATTTGGGTGTGAAACTAATCAACAAGGGAGACGGTGTCCAACAGCTGCAATATGGATTTGGTGGATTGCCGGAAGTGTTAGATGGTGCAATGCTCGATGTTTCCGGTGCGACGGCAATACCTGCGACACGTCTTTTTGGACGTTCCCCCGCCGGGATGAATGCCACGGGTGAAAGCGATGAAAAAATTTACCGTGGAACGTTGGAACAGCAGAGAAGCACACACATTTGCCCGGTGCTTGAAAAGCTCGCTCCAGTCGTTGCGATGTCTGCATTGGGCGGTATCCCTGCCGGATTAGAATTCATATTGCCGCCATTGGATGAAATGTCACCTGTCGAGAAATCAGACCTGATTGATAAACAATCACAATATCTCGAACGACTATTCCAGGCAGGCATTATCCCGGCTGATACAGTCTTAACAGGCGTTAGGAATGCCCAAAACGACATGGATGTCACGTCATCCATTACCGATGATGATATTAACGCCGTCAAAGGAAAGTATCTTAAAGACATCTCTCCGCAGGCCGATCCTTATGGCGGAATATTCCAGGGAGTTGAAGGTGAAGAAGAAAACACACCAGAAACACCCGAAAATTTAACACCTGAAAACGATTTACAGGAAACGCAGCCAAACACACCCGAAACCGTAAAAGAGCAATAAAACGCAAATTTGAGCAATTATGGAAGTTACACCCCAAAAGATGATTATTGCTGCACAGACGGTAATGAGTGAAGGTTCATCCGATGCCATCCGTGCGTCTATGGTACTTTTAAAAGCGAGTGCAGATCTGTCTCATGCGCACCTTATTCATCTTTTCGAAGTGGCAGAAAAGAGAATTATTAAAGAGTTGGCAAGGTTAAAGAATGCCGATTTGGTGACTTATCATGTCGAAGCTGCGCTTGCCAGGATCCATGCAATATTGCAGGGACTAAAGGATGATTCTGCCAAAGAGGTTGAAACACTCGTCACAGCTCAAATCATAACAGGAAAATGCACATCCAGAATAAAATCAAAAGATCATGAACTTGTGTCTGCATTTGATTTGCAATCGACAGATAGAAGCAACTCCGAACGGATAATCAATCAGCTATTGGGCAATATCTATCATGCAGCGGATGCCGCTGAACAATCCATCCGGTCAAAGGCGCAGGCAGCATGTCTCAAAGCGTCGATGTCGAAGGAATACTCACAGGATATTGAATTAGCTGTATCTTTCCCGTCGATAGATAACCAAATGTACTTTGGTGCAATCAAAGAGCCATTGGAAGCCGTGCCGAAACTCACAAAAGAAGAACAAAATGAACTGGACAAAGATCCGCTCAAGGCCGCAAAAAAGATTGCGATGGATGCCGCAAAACAAATCAAATTCATGCAGGAACAATATGTCATCGGACGGCGTGAAGCTGATTTGGTTCGTCAAAAGACACTGGCAGCCGTTGCAATGAAAACGGCAACCGGTCAATCAATGGTCAATGCCGAACGTGATTTAATTGCCTCAATGCTGAAAGATGGGATCACCGCGTTTGTGGATAGAAGCGGTCGTAAATGGCAATTGGGCGTTTATTGTAATATGGCCGTTCGTACAACATCGAGACAGTCGCAGAATGTTGGCGAGCTGTTCGACGATCCGGAGCATGATTTATATATCATTGTAAACCGGCATTCCAATTGTCCGATTTGTTCACGATACGAAGGCCGCGTGTATTCGCGTTCAGGAAGCAATCCGAACTACCCACCGCTTTCAGATGCATTCAAACAGATAGATCCAAACAAGCCCGGTGGTTTAGAAAACACGTATCTTTCAATACATCCAAATTGCCGCCATACAGTCGCCAAATGGGTTGAACGCGCCCACACGCCCATTGAAATTGCAGCCATGCGACAGAAATCAAATCCGGCTACAAATCCTTTTGACGAAGATCCACGGAATGAAAAACAAATTGAAGCATACAAAGAACGTGAACGCGTCATGGGATTAGAAGCCGCAAGCGTCCGTAAATACAGAGAGTTGATTCAGTATATCCCCGCAAAAGAAATTGGTTCGTGGGTAAAATTCCATAAACACTTCATCATGAAGGATTCCTGGTATAACGAATTGCTCAAAAGATATAGAGAAAATAAGCAAAAAGTGAACAAAAAGTCTTGACATTAATACACATCTATTTACAATCGCCTGTATATACCCCTAAAAGACAGGCGAGGCCTAAACATGAGTGTGATTTGCTATTATGGCGATAAAATCTCAACTAATATCGCAAAGACGCCCGAAGGCTTTTTGATTTGCAAAAATGTGCCCATTGCGCGTACCGGGTACCAAACATATTTAGAATCTGAATTAGTCGAAGATGGAGATCCAACCGAACGAGTGAATGTATATCGTTCACCCGATGAAGTGTTTTCTCCTGCGACACTTGCATCATTCGAGGGTAAACCCGTTTGTAACGGGCACCCTTGTGTAGACGTTACCCCGGACAATTACAAAGTATATTCGAAGGGACATGTTCAGCATGTGCGCATTGGAAAAGGCGATGATGCCGACAAGATATTAGCTGATTTGTATATTACCGACAAAGACTTAATCGACGAAATACAGAACGGAAAACGTGAAGTTTCCG